CTTGCACTGGATAGTTCTTCAATTCTGTAGGGCTGTAACTATACTTGCGTTTTGTTTTCTTTGCAACCCATTCTGAGTTTTCATATTCTTTAAATACATACTTACGTTGTGTTTCAGAAGTTTTAATGAATTGATTGCATTCAGTACTACGTCCGGGAACATCATAAGGTTCTATCAATACTTTTTCATGATATTGATAGACTCCGTTGTAACGATTGTAAAAAGTATTAATAAATTTTGTAGCAGTTTCAACAGAACAATTTGCATTTGTAGCAAGAGTCTTTGCACCAGCACCATATAACAATCCAAAAGTAAGAGTCTTGAACCATTTACGTTCTTCTTTAGAAGGCATATGTCCATGCATATCTTTATACAAAGCAGAATGAATGTCTGTACCTGTAGAAATATCTTCTATAAGTTGTTTGTCTCCACTAATGTGTGCAAGAACAGCGACCTCTAGTTGAGAGAAATCAAACTCCATTAACTTACCATTTTTCCTTCTACTAACAAAAGATTTCTTTACATCACTGTTAGATATGTTTTGCAGATTAGGATTGCTACTACTGAGTCTACCAGTATTTGTAGTTACATGACTAATGTTACCATAAATAAAGTTACCCGGAAAAAGTTGTTCTTGAAGACCTTCACAATAAGTAGAATATTCTTTGTAACAAGATCTATAGGTTAACACACATTCCAAAATAGAAACTAAACCACTACCTGTAGGCAAATTTTTAATTAGTTTTCTAATGTTCTCTTCATCTACTGCATTATCTTTTAAATCTTTTCTAAAAGTTAATCCCACAACTCCATCTACTGTTTTACTTACTTTTTCTTTTTTGTATTTTGGTTTTCCATTCTTGTACATACCTACACATTTTGATGCTTCTTCTACAACTTTACCACCAAATAAAAACAAAGACAGTTCTTTATTGCTATTAATATTTATTTTTCTTTTATAAACAGACTCAACTTCTTCACTAAAACCTTTTTCAATTGCTTCTGCCACTATTCGTTTGCCATAGCCATAGGTTGCCAAATATACAGTATCTATTTTTAATCCATTGTATGTCATTTCAATAGTAGCATGCAATGCTTCCATCTGACTAATAATTAACGGAAGCATACCTAAACCTGTAGCTATCCGCATTTGTTTCTTAGCAATGTAATATGTATTGTAAACGTCTTGTTTTAAATATTCTTCTAAAGTTTCACGAGGAATACAATCTGCTCCAAATCCAGCTTTAAATTGATCGGTAACTGTTTTATCTTTCAAAGGAAGTTCATAGTGTACACAAAGATCGTCTAACTTAGCATACTTCCATTGTTGACCAGACAAAAGGTATTCAGCCAATTGTGTATCCCAAAGCCTACACTTTTGAAAAAATTCTTTGTTGTCTTGGCTGCGTTTATACAAATAGTGTAAGTCAAATGTAAGGTTATGACCCACAACAAAATCAATGTGTTTGTGCTCTTTAAATTCTACGACGTTTTCAGATATAAAGTAATGTTCCATGTCTCCCATTACATTTAAATACCCTGCAAGAACTATCTTGTTGTCAGGTGATGCCCAATGAGATGCTCCAGATTTACCCAGATGATTCATTGTTGTTTCTACATCAAGAGTTAATAGATTCATTATTATCCAATGTAACGACCGCGTAAAGGATCAATAGTAACAATTGCTTGACCATGACGCATATCTTCTTTGTGATATGGGCCTCGCCCTGCTAATTTGTTTTTTGGTATGTTGATAGAGCGTTGGAACACTTCACCTCCTTTTGGTTCCAAAGCTTTGCCTACTGTAACTATAGCATCAACCTCACCGGGTTTGTCAACTTTACTGCCCCGCAAACTGTCTAGGCCAATAAACATAGGCCACTCCATCTTATCAGCATCTGCTGACAATTGACTGACAGCAATTACTGGGCCATACTCTTTAGCTAAATCTCTAGCCCACTTGTACAACTTACCTAGTCGAATGTGTTCTCCTTCATCATTATGAAAGCCACCTACTTTATCTAGCTGGTCAAAAACAATCATACCGGGGTTAACATCTTGAAACAAACTTGTAAGACTTTTAACATGATTTACTTTGCCATCAGTTATTAGTAACTTACGTTCATTCCTATGTTTGTCATATTCTTTCATAGCATTTTTGCTATCAGACATTACTTCTTCTGTTGTAAGATTCAAAGAACTTTGCACAACTCTAAAGAACACTTGCTCACTACGTTCTTCGTTATTGACCCAGATAATAGGACGATCAACAGGCATTTGAGGAAGAATGTAACTAACCTCACTAGCAAGCAAAGTAGTCTTACCACACTCAACACGAGCAGCAAGCAATACAAAGTCACCATCACGCAAAGGGCCAAGACTTTCATTAAAGAACATCATACGCCACTCATACCCTGTAGTAGAAATACGTTCACACACAGCTTCTACATCAGGAGTTACAAACATACTTTCAACATCAACAAACCTACCCAAGTCACGCAAACCCTTAGTAGACAAGTCATGTACATGTTCTAAATCACTAGTACCTGCTAGAACTTGGGAACATTCTTCCATTACTTGTGCAACATAATCTTTTTCAATTAAAGATTTAACAACTTCATCGTAAGCAATACTAGGAGCATACGCTGCCATTTTAGTAAGAATTGCTTTAATTACAGAAGCAGTTTTACCTATACGAGCAGCATGCTTACTAAACAAAAAACTATCAAAAGCTTCCCAATCTACTGCTGTAGAAAAGCTTTTGTAGTAGTCTCCCATCACATCTAAAATAAGTTTTGTTTCTGGTTGAATACAATGATCTTTTATGTAACTACGATATTTTTTGTAATTACTTTCACTTTCAGCACAAATATATAATACATCATAATCCATGAAATTTCCTCAAGAAAAATACTATTGTTTCTTCAGATACTTTTTTAGGTTCATCTACTTCAGAAACCCACATACTCCTAATACCTAGAAAAGATAATCTATCTATAATACGACTTGCAGCGGATATTCCAGCTTTATCGTTGTCTAGCCAAACTATTGCATTGTGTTTGTTTTCACGTAAAATAGTTTCATCTGTATAACTTAATTTTGTTCCTAATAATGCAAGAGTTTTAATTGGTATATTTACCTTATTTGCAGTAGACTGCAATTTATACGAAGATAAAATATCTTCTGTTATAAACACATTATTCGTAGGAATCCTGCTACTTGCCCAACACCCACCAAATGTGTGTTTATGTTCATCTGATATAGTAGTAACATATTTTGGAGAAGAATCTATATTACGTATTTGATAACCCACAAGTTCTTTATTATAATTTGCTATGGGCAATACTAATCTTCCAGTAAAGTCGTAATTAAAATCAGAAATATTAAAATTATATTTAATAAGCCATTTAGATGTTCCATTATTCGGATTATTTCTACCATCTTCTATAACATTTGAATAACATGTTCTAATGTCTTCAGATGTTTTTGTAGGTAACTCTGTACTATCAGAAGCTAACCATTTTGCAAGATCTTTTCCTGATTTATCTTTTGAAGGAAAAAATCCTCCCAAAGAACAATGGTGGCAATAAGCAAGGATACCTCCATGCACTCTTTTAATATATAATCTTTGTTTAGTATCAACTCCAGCAGAACACCTACTGTGATTTACTTTTATTTGTTCTCCTAAATTTGGAATTCTAAACATTGATATATCACTAACAGTTAATTTTTTCATTTATACACCAATAACTTTCTTAACTAATTCTTTTGCAATGCGTTGATTGCTATCATTAAGTTTATTATAATATTGCAATTGCAAAGCATTAGACATAGACAAACCAAGATCCATTTTACGGCAAACACCAATCAAAGTACGAGGACTCATAGTGATGTTTAACTGTCCAGTTTTGTAAGCTTGTCGAATCAATGTTGCAATTTTAATTAAATCTGTAGCAATTTTCTTTGTAACTTTAGTTTTATTTGTAATGATTTCTTGTTCATGTTCTGGAGACAAATAATCAAGTTTTACAACGGTTCCAAAACGATCTAGAGTAGCAGTGTTTTGTACATTAGTACCGGCATGATGCCCAGTCTCATCACCAGTGCCTTGAGTATTACCCATACACACAATGCGGAAGTTTGCATGAGGAACAATGTATTTATCACTGGCTTTACCCGGCATTTCTTTTAGAAACAACCTAGCATTTTCTTCCAAAAGCCATTGCATGCCCATGCTAATTTCTGGAGGAGTTAGTTCCCACTCATCCCATGCCAACACAGCACCATGTTTCACTGCCTCGGTAACACTGCCATCTTGCCAGACAGTGCTGCCATCCTTTGCAGTGAGTTGACCAAACAACATGCTGCTATCCATGTCACCAGTTGCATTAATACGCAAAAACGGACGACCTGTACGAGCACACAACTCTTTAACCAAAGAGCTTTTGCCGCTACCAGTAGGGCCAAAAATCAAAGTTTTGTCATTGGTTTCCCATGACAACAAAATTTGCAAAGACTCTTCTACAGGCAACTTGTAAGTCAAATCAGGGTCAGGAACTAAGAATTCAAGTTCTGGAGCAATGTCTCCATCAGAAAATTTAGTCACGTAAAAATCAGGAAATGTTGATTTTGAAATGTTAAGCAACTCATACGCACCATCTGCAAGTTTACTCACTGGCATTGGTGTTGATTCAATACTAGTAACAGGATCTTTTAAAGTAAGATCTGCTTCTAATTGTTTTCTACTTTCAAGCTTGAGTTTGATTGCGTCACGAACCAGAAGTTCCATAGATTTAACGGGAGCAAGGGTAGTCATATTAGATCCTATTAGTTAAAAGTTTATGTTCAATTACTTGCAAAAGTTTATTGCTAATTTCAGAGCTATCTTGGATGGTACATTGATGCGTGTACAATTCTTTTACACTTTCATCTTCAATACCAATACCATAAATATCTACAATGTTTTCTTTTTCTATTTCACTAATAACTTGTTTAGTAAACCTATAAATACCTTCTTGAGCACGACTTGCAGCAGGAGCACCATCAGAAAATACAATGAGAATTTTCTTTTTCTCCTTACGTTGTTTTAACCTATCATACGACCATAAAATAGATTCACCATCAGCATTGCCTCTCATATACGCTTGAGATACACGCAAACTTTCAGCCAAATCTATTTCAGAACGAGGCGTATCAAATTCTTTATGAATACACATTAAAATAGGATCGCCTTCTTGAACACAATCTGTATACCCAACAATTTCTAAAGGAACATGTAAAGCTTTTCCAATAGCTTCATTTAAAAGCAAAACTGATTTTGAAGCATTAAAATATCTAGTACCATTCATACTACCTGAAGTATCTACCAACAAAGATACAGCAGCATTAAGAACTTCACTTACATATTTTTGTTTAAAAATTCTTTCATTAAATCCCGGTGCATCTTTCATGCAAATACGGGAAATACGAGAACTATCTAATTTACCTTTTTTAACTCCGTATTCAAATTTATTACGACTCCTAATTTGAATAAGTCTTCGTACTTGGTTACTAAATCCTTGTTCAGCTTTTGCACTATCTAAAAGATTACCTAGTAAAGACTCGTCTATTTCAGGACAACCTTCTTTAAAAATATTTTTTATTTCTACATTTGGATTAATAGACCAACTTCCAAAACTTAAATCAGATTTAGCTAGACTACTAGGCTTTCCTTCTTCACGAGAAGTATTCTTTTTAATATATTCAGCTTCGTGTATAGATTCTAATGCTTCTGATAATTGTTCTAAAAGTTTATTTAATTCTTTTTGTTCTTCTTCATTTGATTCCTCTTCAATTTTAAATTCTTCTAAAATCTTTTTAGCCAAAGTATAAGTTGCTTTAGAACCTTCATATTTATCTAAAATAGTTGTGCAATGAGCTAACTCTTCAGAATATTTGCCAAGTTTATCAAGCATATCTTTGTCATACTTAATGTCATTTACTGACTCACTTGCCAAAGGAAACCTACTGTAATTTTCCTTATAATGCCAATAAAAACATGTAGCAATAAGCAGTCCTTTAGTATCAGAACAATTTTTGTTAATGTTCTTAATAGCTTTTGTTATTTTACGTACTGCTGTTTTATCCCAAAGTTGCCTAAAACCTTCGTAATTATCTGCTTCAATACTATTAACACGATGATCTTCTAGCATGTTCCAAACAAACCCAAGAACACTATTCATTGTGTCAATTTTTAATTCTTTCATAAACTTGAAACTACTATACAAATCATGTGCTACTTCGTGATCTGTAGAACTCATCATATCTTCAAGTTGTTCTTCTGTAGTAGAAACAGTAATTCTTGGTAAATAAATATTAGTGCCGTCATGTCTTGGAGAATTTCTTTTTTCAAATACAACATTTACTCCAGTTCTGTTGGCACTAGCTTTTACATATTTAATAACTTCCCAACCATTAATTAAAGGCATTTTTTATTCCAATAAGTAAAACATGCATCATAATGTTGTTTTTCTTCAGAAGACAATGTTTCATAAATTTTTGCAGCTTTGTTGTAATAAATACGAAATTCTTCTATAGTTGTCCTTATTACTTCTTTAGGTTTTTTAGAATCTTTAATCTCTTTTTGAATTTCTGTTTTACCCTTGTTTTCAAAATCAATGTTTAGTGATAAAGCAGTTTTAATAACACTTTTAGCAGAACGATAAGGATTAGGCATTACAGAACATTCAAAATCTTTTTTATATTGTTCTTCTGCACTTGCACAAATAGATAAAAATTCTGATGTAGTTTTATTTTTAGCAATACTACGAACAGATTCAAAGCTATTAGTAGCAGAAGATTCTGATACAGAAGCTTGTACAATTGCCATGTACATGTCATTTGTAAAATTATCTGACATTAGTGTACCTCTCTAGAAATAATTAAAGCGGGAGAAAGTTTCTTGTCAACTTCATACCAAACATCAACATCTAGTGTGTAACGATGTGCTGAGTAATGCAAACATTCTAAATAAGCATTAGCATCATCTACTGATGGAAAAGGTATTGTTACAAATAACTCATCAATCGTTCCCACTAAGTG